TCTTAAAAAACACTATGATTCTACAATTAATAAACACAAGGGCGAAGTTGGATCTTTGCGTTCTCAATTAGAATCAAGTACTAAACAATTTGTGCCACCTAAATCAAAAGATGAATTAGAGGCATGGAGAAAAGAGTACCCCGATGTTTATGATATGGTTGAGACTATAGCCATGAACAAAGCTACTACTCGAACTGCAGAACTTGAAGATAAATATAAAAATCTTCAACTCCAGCAAGAACAAATTGCAAAAGAAAAAGCAGAAGTAGAACTTTTAAAATTGCATCCTGACTTTACTGAAATTAGATCGCAAGATTCATTTCATGAATGGGCTGCAAATCAAGATCCAACTATTCAAAGTTGGTTGTATGAAAATACATCTAATGCTAAGTTAGCTGCTAGGGCTATTGATCTATATAAAATGGACAGTGGTCAAAGTAAACTAACTAAAAAAGAAGAGAAGGATGTTAAAAAAGAAGCTGCTAAAGCAATTTCTAAAACAAGAAAAAGTACTGAGTCCGATATTCCTAAAAAGAAAGTTTGGACAGCTAGTGAGATTTCAAAATTGAAACCTCATGAATTTGAGAAGCATGAAAAAGATATTGACCTTGCTCGTTTAGAAGGTAGGATTGAACAACGTTAAACAATCTAACTAAACAATAAGGAGAAGCATATGGCTTTTACAAATGCTAGTGGATACAATAACCTTTCTCAAGGTAATTTTACTCCACAAATCTTTAGTCAGAAAGTTCAAAAATTCTTCAGAAGAGCATCAGTGGTAGAGGATATTACTAACACTGATTACGCTGGAGAAATTGAAAACTTTGGTGACACAGTAAAGATAATAAAAGAGCCTACAATCACAGTCAGAGATTATGCTAGAGGTCAAACAGTTGATACACAAATATTAGCTGATGACCAAATAACTATGACAGTTGATCAAGGTTCATACTTTGCTTTTAAAGTAGATGATATTGAAGAAAGACAATCTCATGTTAACTTTGAAGCTCTTGCAACCTCTTCAGGTGCATATTCATTAAAGAAAAACTATGACTACAATGTATTGAAGTTTATCTACGATAACGCTTCTACATCTGCTAGTGACACAGGAACTGATGGTTCACCAATTGATGGTGACGCAGCAACTGACACTTTAGCAGAAGTTGTATCAGCAGCTAAAAAAGTTTTAGACAAAAATGATGTGCCAGAAGAAAATAGATGGCTAGTTGCACCACCTGAATTTTTTGAGCAATTAAGAAAAACAGGTGCTAAACTTTCTGACCAATCAGTAATGGCTGATGGCGGTGCATCACAAATCAGAAACGGTAAAGTTACAGACAGACCGTTATTTGGTTTTAACATGTACTCAACAAATGCTATTGCTGTGTCTAGTGGAAGTGCTGCAAATCATACATTCGGTTCAGCTGGATCAAATGAATTTGCGTTCTTATACGGACACATGTCAGGAATTGCAACAGTAAATCACATTGCAAAAACTGAATTAATCAGAGACCCTGATTCATTCGCAGACGTAGTCAGAGGCTTACACGTTTTTGGAAGAAAAATTCTTAGAAGCGAAGCAGTAAGATCTGGCGTAATAACAATAGGTTAATTAGGAGGATTATAGAATACTATGGCTACATATGACTTAACAGCAGCAGGTGGTACTACTGGACATCCGTCTAATGGTAGAACACCTTACTTAGTTGAAAATACAATTGACGTAGCAGCAATCAATGGTGACTCTGGAGCAGCACAAAATGATGTTCTTAGAGTATTAGACATCCCTGCAGAAACATTAATCATGGAAGCTGGAATTGAGGTAATCACAGCATTATCTTCTTCAGTAACTCTTGATTTAGGTATCACAGGTGGTGACGTTGACAGATACGTTGATGGAGATACTAACGCTACAGGATTCTCTGCACCAACAGCTACAGCTAGAACTATAGTTGCAAGTGCAGATACTTTAGACGTATTAGTACTAAGTGCAGCAGCAGCAGCGGGTAAAATCCGTGTGTTCGCAGTACTTTGTGACGTATCAGGTATTGATGAAACTGACAGAAATACAAGTACTCAGCAAGACACAGCTGTGTAATTTGTATAATTTTAAGGGGGGCTATATGTCCCCCTTATTATACTACCCCTTATAATATATAGGAGATTTATGGCATTATATGATTTAACAAAAAAAACTAGAGCAAGTACAGGACAAAAAGTTACAAGGTTAGGTCCACCTGATAATACTATGAGGGTTATTAGATTAGAACAAAGAATTAATAATCAAGAAGAAAAACTTGATAAAATATTAGAGTTATTACAGAATGGCAACAACCTACTTAACGTTAGCAAATAGTGTACTTAGAGAATTAAACGAAACAGAGTTAACCTCTAGTACGTTTAGTTCAAGTCGAGGTATACAAACTGCAGTAAAAGATTTTATTAATAAGGGTATTCATGATATTTATAATGAAACAGGTGAAATACCTTTATTATATTCTAGAACTACACAAGATTTAACTATAGGAACTAATGAATATACATTTCCTGCTGATTTTAGAAAAGCAGATATGGATTCATTTTCGTTAAGACCAAAAGAATTAGTAACTAATGGTGAATTTACGTCTAATATAAATAGCTGGACAACTGGAGATGGATCACCATCACATACATCAAGTGGTAATGGTAGATTAAATTTAAATAGTGCAGCAGCTTATCAAGCTATTAACACTACAGTAAATAAAACTTATAGATTACAAGTTAGAGTTTTAAGTCCAAATAGTTCTAGCACTGCATTAATTGTAAGAGTTGGAACATCAGCAGGTGGAACACAAAATTTAAATACAACAAAAGCAGTAACTAATTTTAGAGAAGGTGATATATTACAAACAACATTTACTGCAACAGCACAAACTTCTTATATATACTTAGAAGCATCTGGTGTTCAATTAGATGTTGACTATGTTAGAATATCTAGAAGTGATATTGCAACTAGAAAATTATCATACATAACATATGATAGTTATTTACAAAATCATAAACCAACTGATGATACAAATAATGAAGGTAATTATTCTGTGCCATTAAGAGTTTATATTTTGCCAGATCATTCTGCATTTGGAATAAGTCCAAGGCCAAATACAAATGAATACACAGTAAGTTTTGATTATTATACAACACATACAGATTTGTCTGCTCACGGTGATAATATGAGTTTACCTGACAGATTTAGAACTTTGATAGTAGATAGAGCTAAATACTATACATACATGTTAAGATCAGATCCACAACATGCACAATTAGCTGATAGAGACTTTCAAAGAAAACTTAGATTATTAAAAGTAGATTATGCAACTAAAAATGATTATATGAGAACTGATGTAATTGGTGAAAGTATTGCAACAAATATAGGAGGCAGAGTTAGTTAATGGCTATTAGAAAAGAAGAAGAAAAAAAAGTAGGTATGAAAGTTACTGATAATATGGATGGTGAAAAAAAAGCTAATGATAAATTAAATATGCAAACAGCAGATTTATCAGATAAAATGAGTATAACACAAATTAATAAATATATTAGTGCATATCAATCTGGTGATCCTGTTAAAGATTTAATACCACCAGGTTTAACAAAATCAGAATTAATACAATTACAAAAACTAGCAGATAAAAGAAGTTAATAGATGCCAACAACAGATTTAATATCCCCATTTGTTGTAAGTTGTGCTGGTGGTTTAACATTGAACAAAGACGTGTTCTCTATGCAACCAGGTGAAGCATTAATCTTACAAAACTTTGAACCCGATATTAAGGGTGGATATAGACGTGTTAGTGGTACAGCTTTATTTAATAGCACAATTGTACCAGAAGGATCTAGTAATTCTAGTTTAACAGTAGACTGCTCAATAATATTTAATAATCAAGTAATAGTTGCTAGAGGTGGTGATATACATAGAGGAACTACATCAGGTAGTTTTACTTCTTTAACTACTGGACTTGGAACTTCTACTAGAGCTTATGATTTTGAAAAGTTTAATTTTAATGGAACTGATAAACTAGTTATTGCAACAGGACACTCAGCTGCACAAATAATTAATAGTAGCTTTGCAGTTGATGTTGTAAATGCAACAGGCGGTGGAACGGCTCCATCTAATCCTAAATTTGTAAAAGCATTTCAAAACCATATGTTTTATGCTGGTGCAACTAATTCACAAGAAGTTATATTTAGTGTACCATTTGAAGAAGATAACTTTACAACAGCAAGTGGAGCAGGATCATTTAAAGTTGACTCTACAGTTGTTGGATTAAAAGTATTTAGAAATGAATTAATTATATTCTGTGAAGATAGAATATATAAATTAACAGGAACATCTTCCAGCACATTTGCTGTACAAGAAGTTACAAGAAACATTGGATGTAGAGATGGTGGCAGTATTCAAGAGATTGGTGGTGACGTTATATTTTTAGCACCCGATGGATTAAGAACTATTGCAGGTACGGCAAGAATTGGTGACGTTGAACTTGGTTCTATATCTAGACAAATACAGTCTAGAATTGATGAAGTAACATTAGATAGAATATCATCTGTAGTTATTAGAGGTAAATCACAATATAGATTATTTTATCCAGTAGATGCTACAGGACAATTATCATCAAAAGGAATTATAGGTGTATTAAAAAATAACCCTAATACAGGGGCTATTGGATTTGAATATGCAGATATGGTAGGTATTAAACCAGCATGTACAGATTCAGATTTTATTAGTAATGTTGAGACACAAGTATTTGGAGGGTATGATGGTTTTATTTATAAAATGGAAACAGGAAATACTTTTGCAACAGGCTCAACTACAACAACAATACAAGCAGTATATAGATCTCCAGATATGGTAATGGGAGATCCTGGTCTAAGAAAATATATGCAAAGAGTTAATTTAAACTATGAAGGTGAAGGAACTTCTATTGATGCAAATTTAGCTCTTAGGTATGATTACGATGACCAAAATACACCACAACCAACAAAGATAGCATTACCTAGTGTAGGTGGTGCTGGACAATATGGAGCAGCAAAATATGGTAGTTCACTATATGATGCATCAGGTGTTCCGTTAGTAAGACAATCAGTAGAAGGTTCAGGATTTGCAGTAGCATTACAGAT